CAGGGAAATTGTCTTCTGGGTCATCTGGAGCCCCAGTTGGATGTATATCTCCTGCTTGACCGAGATCACACCCTCCGTGTACACCCCAAAAGACCTCATTCTCTCATTCAGGTCACGGATATAGCCTCGATACACCTCAGTCTTCCTGATTTGCTCGGGTGTGAGGTTTTGCAGCCTGGATAACTCTGTAATCTGGTCATTCAGGGAGGAGACCAGGGTCATGTACCTGCCAGTGACCTGGTTGATGGTCTCTCCATCCAACCTGGCTAGTTTTTCGTTGTAGACCCTCTGGAGTTCATAGGCTTTTTGCCAGTAGTTACCAGGCATGTTCTATCCTTTGTTAAACTCAGTCAGGAATGAACCCATGGCTCTTTCCTCCTGAGCCCTTTTTGCTTCTACTGCTTCAGCGATTGTGGATTCATCAAACCCTGCCAGTTTCATGGCTGTTTCCAGGGGAACACCCGCTTCAGCCAGGGTCTTCAGCGTGGCTGCTTTATCATCATTGTCCTGGGGGAACACGTCTCCGAAGTCCAGGGAGTGTTCATATTCACCCTTCTCATAAGTGCCGATGGAGGGGAACAGCCCCATAAATTTCCCCACGGTCAATGCCATTTCATTGAGGCGTTTGATTCCTGCAATAAGGTTGGACTTGGCTTCTTCAGCTCTGTCAATCGATGGAGCCAGGAGGATTTTCAGGGCTTTTCCAGAGTTCTGGGTGTCATTGAGGCTGTAATACCGCAGCTCTGGAAGGTCTTTCTCCAGCTCCTCCTCCATGGCTTTTACAATTGCCAGGGCTGCATTGTAATCAATGTCTGGAATCAGGGAACTCATACTCGACATTCCAGGCAGGTAGATCAGCTCTTGCGCCAGGAGGTCAAGGTCTCGCTCCTCCCCAGCGGATTTCCCCTTGACAACGGGGGCTGGGAGGGGGCGGTTGTTCTTATCCACTGCATTGGCACTGACAACCCACAAAGGCTTGTTGTATCTCCACAGGATTTGGTGGAGCCGTGTGGTGATTCGGTTGACCTCGTCAATTTTTGCCAGGGCATGACCTACACAAGATTCCCCCCTGTCCTTCCCGTTCACCTGTTTGAAGGGGATCCATACAATCGGCACAAAATCAATTCCCATCTGAGCCAGGTAAACAAACTGACTGGGGGTTCCCAGGTCTTCCAGTGGGGTGGAATCTGTGTAGTGGTGATTCCAGGACGAGAAATACTCCTTATTCCAGGTTTCCGTGTAGGTATAAGGCTGGTCATGGTCATCCTTCATGGGGATGTCAATTCGGATTTCCTGGATGTAGCCCCTGTAGTCCACAGAAAAGCTGGTGACGTGGCTTGGATCCACCATCTCTGCATACACCTTGGATGGATTACTCACCACCTTCAAGAACAGGTCACCCAGCAGAGCCATACTCCGAACATAGGGTCTCTTCTTACTCTCAAAGTTAGACCACTTCAGGAATTGTTCAACAGCCTCTTCCACCGCCTCATCTTCAGCAGTGACAACCACCTTATCCTTACACAACCGACTCACATAGAACTCCACAGAACGGTTCACACAGGTCTTGAGGGGTTTGATGGCTTCTACCCACTTGCCCTGCTCATGGCTGTAGGCTTGAGTCGCCTCATAAAGATCGTTGTTGTCATAGTATTCCTGGAGACGGGTATAAAGGCTTTTCACAGGAAGAGCAGTCACACTCAAGGGATGGTAAGAACGAGTAAAGAATCGATCAAGAATACTCATGGGTTAGGCTCCTTTTCGGGCTTGATATCCTTCGGATAAGTAGTGCTCAAGGTACAGAATCAGCTGGGAAAAAGCATCAGATTGGTCACGGTACCTGCTGGAGGGCACCAGGAACAGCTCTTCCTCAAAGTCGAACAACCAATCAAACTCCTCTGAGGGAGGGGGGAGAATCACAGAACCGTTCTCACACCACAGACTGGCAAGTTCACATCTCCCATCCTTGTCCAGGCTTGATGGGGGATTGAATGGAACGAGCTTGTCTGCCACATCCCCAGAAGAGGATTGTTGCAGGGTCTGAATCAGGCTGATTCCACTGGACTTGTTCTCAATAACGATGGAATGAAGGCTCGTCCCATACAACCAAGCCAGTTCCTCAACCTTCTTTTGCAGCTGGGGAAATTCCACCTTGTCCCTCCAAACGTGCCTGATGAATAACCTGTAGTCAGGGAGTAACTCCCCCACAACTGCCACAGAATAAGCACTGGATTCCTTTGTGGCTGCAGCAGTGTCCAGGCTGATAAATCGGGCAATGAACTTGTCAGGCTTTTCACGTGAAAACCATTCCTTCTTGAAGATGTTTCCAGAAGAGGCTCCAGGTCTCTGTTGATATTGCCCAGCATAATCCCTCTCACCCAGGGCTTTTCTCACTTCCTCCATCTCTTTCCTGGGAAACCGTGACTCCCACAGGAGTTCCCCGTCTTTCCGAGGATCCACAAACCCAATCGAGCTTTGGAATCGGGTTCCCTCATACTCCAGGGGAAGGCAAAGGTGTTCCCACTCCACCCCCGAGTCCAGGAGGTGACCCGTCAGGTCATCCTGGGCTAATCGTTGCATAACAATAACCCGCTTGTCACGTTGAACATCATTCACACGGTTGAAGATCGTCCCGTCATAAATAAAATTCACGCTCTTCTTTGCAGCATCACTCCTGGCTTCACTTGCCTTAAGGGGATCATCAACCACCACCCAGTTGGCACCTGTGCCCGTAACCCCACCAGCCATGCCAAACCCCTGCCTGTACCCACCCCTCAAGGTGGTCAGGTGGGATTCAGTCTTCTTCATCAGCTTCACATCAGGAAATCTCTGCCGATACCATACCGATTCCACCAGGTCTCTACACTTGTTATTGTCCCTGGTAATCAGATCCTGGCTGTGTGTGATGAAGATGAACTTCTCAGAGGGGTGATTTGCCCACCTCCAGCAGGGCAACATGACATTACAAATCACACTCTTCATGTGCCTTGGAGGGATATTAATGATGAGGTTCTGGACTTTCCCCTCTACCATGGCTTCAAAGTAGCTGCAAATGGCTTGAATATGCCAGTTATCCTGGAAGGTTTCTCCAGGATAGGCAACAGCAAAAGCCCTTTTAGTGAACTCATAAAAAGACTTTTTACAGATTTCTGATTCAAGCTGAATCAGATTGGGTGGTGACTTCAATAAATCTTCCCTCAATGACATCTTCAGATTCCTCTTGGGGTAAGGGCAGGGCTTTTTTTGCAATGGACTCAAGTGCCAGGAGTTCTTCCACCCCCAAGACCTGGAGGTTCCAGCTGTTGGTCATGTCCAAATGTGCACTGAATTCCAGCTTATCTCCATAGCCCCGATCTCTGGCTTGTCTGGATAGGTAGAACTTAATCGCCTCAAAGTCCCCCTTTTCCACAAGCTCAAACAGTTTCGTCTCAGCCACATCCTTAAACTGCTCTGAGGCTATTCTGACGTGCTCCTGGAGTTCTGGGTGTCTCTTAATCCTGTCATAGACGTTGGAGACATTCAGGTCAAGGATCTTGGCAATGACGGTCTTCATCCCCCTGGCTCTGTAAATCGCCTCAATGAAATCTTCCTGGGTGACCCTGGAAATCCTACTGGACATTTCCTTCTGGGGTCTTCCTTCCACCAGCTCATTCAGCTTGGGGTTGTTGCGGATCCGATCCCTCAAAGCACTGGGGCGGGTATACCCCATCGCCTTGGCTGTGTCATAAATGTCATAATTGTTTTCCTCAAGGGCTCGGATGACATCTTTATCAGTCCTGCCGATTCTCCAGGCTGGTCTGGGCTTGTCTGCAGCCATGATCTACCCCTACTTCAAGAACCCGAACAATCCAGCAATAAACACACCCATGGAATTCAGTACAGACCAGGTGTCACTCTTCTTCTCAAGGTTTTTGATATCCTCCTTCATCTCATCCAGGCTGGTGACTTTTTGTTCCACCCATCTTACCCGCTCTTCCAGGGGTGGCAGATCTTTCAGTTTCTCGAGAATGGCGTCTACTTTTCCCTCCAATCGGATAAGCAGCTCTTTATCAGCGTCAACTACCATGATGATTCTCCTATTGGTTTGGTTTATATTTCGTAAGTGATTGAAGCTGCTCCAGTTCGTTTCCCACCACTGGCAGTCCAGGCACCACCCGCCCAGGTGGTATATAGAGAAAAGGCAGTTTCCCCACTGACAATCTGAATTTGCCCAACCGCCGCTTGGTTGGAGCTGTTGTTTGTCACTCCTGCAAAACCCGTCCAAGCCATGCCAGAGACAGTAGCTGCATCTACAGGGGCTGAGATCGTGAAGGTCGTGGCATTGGATGTCCCATTCCCCGTCTGACGGATCTGCACAGTGCAAGACCGTCCACGGATTGTGAACCGATACACTCCCCCTGTTGGGTTTGACGAAAATCCCGTTAACGTGGGAGACCAGTTGAACCAGTCAGGAAACCCCTGGGGGGCTGCAGTATAGCTGTAATTTGGAGATGTGATTGCAGCGTTTACCAGGCTGTAATCACTCCCTCCAGTAATGGTAACCAGGGTGTCAGAGCCCGACATCGCAGCTGCAACCACATAAAAGTATTTCACGGTTGTCTGGGTGAGTTTGATTTTTGTCCCCACTGTGAACCGAGCAACGACATTCTTCCCCGTAATCTTAAAAGCAG